AACGAGCTATTACAGGATGCCGGCGAACGCCGACCAATACGGCGAGCCCTGGCAAGGGCTGAGGGCCGCTCCGGGCTATGCCTTCTCGCGCTCGGTGCCGGATGCGATCGCGGTCACGGGAACCTTCGGCTGGCCTTCGGTTCCGGCCGAGATCAAGGCCGCGACCAAGATCCTCGCCTCGCGTCTTCTGCTTCGCCCGCGTCAGGCGGTCTTCGGCGTGGTCGGCTTCGACTTCGAGGGCTCGGCGATTCGCATCGCGAACAACGATCCTGATCTGTCGATGCTGCTCAACACGTACCGAAAGAGCGGGATGATCGAGTGAACGTCTCCGACGTGCGGAAGGCGATCGCCGCGGCGCTCGCTCCGATCTCCGAGGAACTGAACGTCAACCCCTACGCGGCGGCTCAGCCGGTCGCCCCAGGCATTCAGATCATTCCCCCAGGCGTGGCCTACGACTACAGCTTTCAGCGCGAGCTAGACGAATGGACGTTCGTTATCCAGGGGTTCGTCGCGCTCACCGATGAGGTCGCCTCACAGGCGCTTCTCGACGAGCTGTGTACCCCAGGCGGGCCGGCCTCGGTTAAGGATCTGATCGAGGCGGATCGAACCCTCGGCGGCACCGTCGCGACGCTGCGGGTTCTCGATCAGAGCCCTGGGCGAATGGTCGAGCGAGCCGGGAGTGGGCCGATGCTCCTAGTAGAGTGGCGCTTGCAAGTATTCGCGAAGGGAGACTGAATGGCGACTCTGACGGTCAACACGGTTACGCAGGCGGGCTTTCGCGACGACAATGCGCTGGTCGCTGCGACCGGTGGAGGCGACGCCTTCGCGCCCGGTGATCGAACCTTCTGTCGCGTGAACAACGGCGGCGGCGCTTCGATCACTGTCACGTTCGCGACGCCGGGTCTGGTCGGAGGGCTCGCGATCGCCGACGGCGGCGGCTCGGTGACAAACGCGCAGTCGCGCCTATTCGGCCCATTCCCCGCTGAGCTGTACGCCGACCCGACTACGGGCCTTGTGATCGTTACCTATTCCGGCGTTACCACGGTCACGATCGGCGTCTTCACGATTCCGAGGCCATAGGAGGGCAACCCGTGGAAAAGACTTACAGGATCACAAGCGACGAGGGCCGGCAGTTCGCCGCTGACCAGAACGTCAGAGCTGAGCTCGAAGATGAGGTCAAGCTAACCGTGACCGCCGATCAGGAACGCGCGCTGATCGCGGCCGGCTGGGTCGAGCCCGCGAAAGAAAAGACGAAGGGAGGTAAGGCCTAATGTCGCCGATTGTTGGCCCGTTCACTAACGCGCTGGTCTTGATCAACAGCGTGGATCTCTCCGCGCAGGCGCGCGGCATTCACACCGTCGACAGTCGAGCGCCCGTGGACGTTACGGCCTTCGGCTCGTCCTACACTCAGGAGACCAAGGGCCTCGGCGAGGCCTCGATCGCGATCGACTTCCTCTCCGACTTCTCGGCCGGCAAGGTTCACGCGACCATCCAGCCTTTGGTCGGCTCAACGACTCCGATCGCGGTCGAGGTTCGCGCGGTGAACGCTGCGCGCTCGGCGACGAACCCAGCGATCCTCCTGGCCTCGGCGCTGTGTTTCGTTTACAACGCGCTCGACGCAACGATCGGCGACGCGGCTATGTTCACGGCGGAATTCCGCAACGCTCCGGGCGGTGCCGGGATCACGTATCCGACCGCATGAAGACGATTTGGGTTCCCGTCAAGTCGGCGATCGTCGTCGTCAAGGCCGACGGAAAGGGCATTCAGGAGGTCGACCAGAGCATCGCCTTTGAGGCGAAATCGGTCGAGACGCCGAAGCCTGGATTCACGATCAAGCAGAGCGAATGAATGCCGGTCGGAGAAGTTCGGATCAAGGGACTGCGCCAGCTTCACTCGTCGTTCAAGCGCTATGACAACGAGCTAAAGCTAGAGCTAGAGCGTGAGCTGCGGGATGCCGGCGAGCTGGTTGCAGACAAGGCCCGCGACCTGTTCTCATCCGTCGACGCGCGCTCGGCCGAGGGCTTCCAGCCCAGGCTGCGCGGCTTCGGCCGCGTCACGGTCGAGCAGAAGCGCAGGCGCACGACGGGGCAGCGGCCTGACTTCGGCTCGCTGCAAATGCGGACGGCTCTATTGCCTTCGGTGGCGATCTCCACCGATCGGATCATGGAGGCGATGGAGGGAATGCTCGATCGAATAGGAAGGGAGAGCGGCTTTTAATGCCACGGATTAAGGTCGACCTGATCGAATATGAGATTCCTGGGATGGATACGCTGACGATGCGGGAATGGAAGGTTCTGACGAAACAGTCCGGCCTGCTCGCCGACGAGATCCAGCAGCTCGGCGATCGCGTCGCGGCACATCCTGGCTGCCTGACCGGCCTGCTACAGATCGCGATCACGCGCCAGAATCCCACGGTGCCGGTCGCCGAGGTTGAGAAGCGGATCGACGATCTGACCATGCAGGAAATCTCGGACGGGCTGATCAGAGACGAGCCGGCAGGAGGCGAATCGAGCCCCCCGGCCGAGGGCTCACCGAGCGTGAGCGAGCCGATATCCGAGTCTTCTGGCGAGTCTGGAAACACAACTGGGGAGCCCTCCCAGGGGAGACCGACCCCGAGCGATACTGGTTCCCAGCCCTCGGAGCCCGAGTCGGGCTCAGACCGAGCGATCTCGGCGGCCTGACTCCGCGCCAACTGGACGCATGCCTAGACTTGATCAAGGCAGAGCAGAAGGCCGCGAAGGGATGAGACCGTGACGCGCAAGCTAGAAGTCGAGATCATCGGCGATGCCAGCTCGCTTCACCGAGCGGTAAAGCAGTCCGACGATTCGACCTCGAAGCTGGGAAAGACCTTCGGCGGGCTCGCGAAGACGGGCGCGCTCGCGGCTGGCGCTGCCGGCGTCGGCGCTCTGATCTACACACTGAAAACCGGGATCGGCGAGTTCCAGCAATCGCAGAAGGTGGCCGCCCAGACGAACGCGGTAATCAAGTCGACCGGCGGCGCGGCTCACGTGACGGCCGGCCACGTGGGCGAGTTGTCCACGGCCCTGATGAAAAAGAGCGGAGTGGACGACGAGGCGATCGCGTCGGGCGCGAATATGCTCCTGACCTTTAAGAACATCCGAAACGAGGCTGGCGCAGGGAACAAGATTTTCGACGAGGCGACCGCGACCGTTCTGGATATGTCAGTCGCCTTTGGTACGGATGCCTCCAAGAGCGCGATCCAGCTCGGGAAGGCGCTGAACGATCCGATAAAGGGGATTAGCGCCCTCTCGAAGATCGGCGTTACCTTCACCGAGTCTCAGAAGGCGACGATTCAGTCTCTCGTCGATAGCGGGAAGACGATGGAGGCCCAGAAGATCATCCTGGCCGAGCTGAAAAGCGAGGTCGGCGGCTCGGCCGAGGCGATGGGCAAGACGCTGCCGGGTCAGATCAGCATCCTGCGCGAGTCGTTCAACAACTGGGCCGGCGAAATGGTTGCGAAGATGATTCCGGTGCTGCAAAACTTCGGCAACTGGATCCGCACGAACTGGCCCGAGATCAGCGGCGCGATCCGACACGCCTGGGAGGTCGACATAAAGCCCTCGCTCGAAGCCTTCTCCGAGCTGGTCGCCTCAGTCGTGGGAATCGTGCGCGACAATTGGTCGACCATCGGCCCGATCGTGAAGACCGTCGCGGTGATCGTCGAGACGAACATCAAGGTAATGATCGGGATCTTGAAGACCGTCTCTGCCCTTCTGCGAGGCGATTGGTCGCAGGCATGGCAGAACCTAAAGGGCACCGTGAGCGACGCTGTGGAGGGCATACGCGCCCGCGTGGCCCTATTCGGGAAGGTTGGTGGCGCTCTCTGGGATGCTGCGCGAGCGATGGCGAACAATCTGGTCTCGGCCGTGATCGGCGGTTTGGAGGGCCTCGGCGGTAAGGCTTGGAACGTCATAAACAACATCGGAAGCGTGATCTCCGAGAAGATCGGCGCGGCCGTGGGCTGGGGAGCCGACCTGGGAGCCGGGATCGCTCGGGGGATCATCGACGGGTTGAAAGGGCTTCCTGGCCGAATCGTCTCCATGATCAAGGCGGCCGTTAACTACGTGATCGACAGGATTAACTCGGCGCTCGAATTCAACTTCTCGGTGAATACTCACATCCCAGGCGTGGGCAAGATCGGCATCGGCGTCAATGCGCCCGACATTCCTCATATGGCCTTCGGGACTCGCAACTTTGCCGGTGGCGCTGCGATCGTGGGCGAGCGTGGGCCCGAGCTGGTCTCGCTGCCCAGGGGTTCGAGCGTGACGCCGAACCGCGGGGTTGCCCCGACCGTGGTAAACCTGAACGTGGACGGGCGGACGCTGGCTCGAATCCTGATCGACCCACTCCGCGCGGAAGGGAAGATCATCGAACAGCGCACAGGAAGGCCGGCGTTTAGCTAGTGGCCTTCCCAGAAGCAATCCAGACGTGGACTGACGGAACGCCGGGTCAGGGCTCGGCCGCGCGCTTTAATGATATGGAGCGGCGAATCCAGCTCGCAGCAATGTTCGGGATCTCGTCGACGCCGCCCGGTTCGCCGGTCGACGGGATGCTCTGGCGCTTGCCTGCCGCCAGCAGCATCGGCGTCTTCTGGGTCTTCCAGTACGACTCGTCGCAGGCTACGAACAAATGGGTTTTCGTCGGCGGCGCGCCTTGGCTGGTTTACGTAGCCGCAGTCGAGACGACGGCCTCGACGACGTATACCGCGCTGACCACGGCAGGCCCGTCGATCGCGATCCCTCGGGCCGGCGATTACCTCGTCGAGCAGGGCTGCTATATGAGGGCCGGTTTTTCAGGCGCCTCGGCTCTGATGAGCTACGACATAGGGGGAACGGGCGCAATTGACGCCGATGCCGTCGAAGTAGATTCTTCCGTCGCCGGAAACGGCGATTCGTCAAGCATGGCGCAGGTCAGGGCCCTAACAGCGGTGACGCTGGCGAGCAAGTATCGCGTGACGACCGCGAACGCTGGAACGTTCGGCAGGCGCTGGCTAAAGGTGACGCCGATACGGATTATTTAGATGGCGAACGTCTCGCCGCAGATAACGCTTCCGGTCACGCTCCCCTTCACGCCTGGACAGGGCGACGCGCCGATTGTGCGCTGCTACGTCTCGACTGAGGATCTCTCAAAGGATCCGATCTGGGTCGATCGCACATACAAGATGCGCGAGTGGGAATCCGACCGTGGCCGTAACAGCGAGCGCGAGCAGTTCGAGGCCGGAACCGCCAGCGTCGTATTCGATGACCGCGACCGCACGTTCGATCCCACCATTCATCCCGAGATCAGTCCGCTGAATCGGATTTGGCTGTTCGAGGAATTCACCGGGGAAGTTCGCCCGATCTTCACGGGCTACGCCGAGTCATGGCAGCATGCCTACGATCGAAGCGGGAAGTTCGATGCGACCTGCACGGTAAGCGCGGTCGACGAAATGAAGCTCCTGGCGCTCGAACGCCTGCCCTCGACGAATCCGCCGCGCGATACCTATCTGGACGTGATCGCCTTCGACGAGCCGAATGTGGGCTGGCGTGGGGGAGACGAGCTGGTCGGCTACGTCGTCAAGGCGAATTTCGGAGGCTCTGATCTCTCCCTTGTGCCGGGAACAGCTGGTCAGGCCATGGGGCAATTCAACTACATCAATCCGATCATCGGCGAGCCGGTCGACAACATGATTACTGGGATAGGCGGCGGATCTGGAACGGTCACGACCGGCTTTTTGAGCGGCCCGCAAATGGAGTCGGGCTCACCGGGCGATCTGCCCGGGAGTACGGAGTTCGCGCTCGAAGCCTGGTTCAGGCTGAGCACAACTGCGGGAAACACATATCTGGTTCTCGGGCCTCTGGGCGCCACGACGTGGAAATACACCTTGGGCCAGACGAACGGAGTCCTCTCCGCAACTGTTGTAGACGCGGGCCTAAACCTCTACACGCTGAATGCTCCGATCCCTTCTGACAAGTGGTTTCACGTGGTCTCGACGGTCGAGGCTGGGACGTTCAAGCTGTACGTGGACGGGGTTTTGCGGGCCAGCACGGCCTTCCCTGGAACATTCGAGACCGGGATCTCGTCGAGTCCGACGGCCATAGCGATCGGCTATTACGGCGATATCCCCTGGCTCTACTTCACTCACATCTATATCTATGCCCATTCGCTAAGTCAGAGTCGCGTCACGGCTCATTACGACGCGGCAGCGCTGGGCTTGCCGCTAGAAATAAATGCAGCGGTCGGCAGCTACGGCCGAATCTGGCGGATCTTGGAGGCCTCGCAATCGCCTGTCCAGTTGCGGGTTCCACGAGCTGCGGTAAGGAACTCGTCGCCTCGCTTCTACCGTTCGGACAAGGTTCTCGAGGCCTTGCAGGAAGCGACCCGGAACGAAGCCGTGGATGCGGCCATGCTCATCACGGCCGATGGAGCGCTGCTCTGGCTTTCGGCGAATCACCGTTCCTTCGCGCCTTACTCCACGGTGCAGGCGATCTTCGACGACGACGGGACAGACCTGGCCTATATGGGATTCGAGGACGACTACTCCGAAAGCTTCCTCGTCAACGCCTGGAACGTGACCAGAGAGGGCGGGCTCACCCAGAGCGCGAGCGACGCGGGCTCGATCCAGCGTTATCGCAAGCGCGACGACGGCGGCTCGATTACCGGGCTCGCGATCCCTGCCGATAGCGATGCAGCCAACATCGCCGCGGACATGCTCGCGAAATACAAACTCCCCTTCCGCCGCGTAACTTCGATCTCTCCGAAGATGGTTCTGCCGGCCGTGGCCGAGAACGTCTTTCGTCGTGAGCTGATGGATAGGATTCAGGTCTTCCGAACGCCACCCGGAGGCGGCGCTCGCTTCGATCAAACGCTGTTCATCCAGCGGATCAAGATGC